ACCATTCGGGATGTATTCCTGAATTCAAAATATCCTGGAATTCTTGGAAATCTTTATTCCAATCTAAATTTGGTTCCATTTATAATCACCTCATGAATATAATAGAACACTTGTTCGCATATGTAAATAAAAAATTAACCGCATCATTTAAAATACGGTCATTGAAATACACTATTTAGTATAATCATTTTTATTATCCATTTTGGTAAATATATAAGACCCATAAACTTTTTGATCTCGTAAAACTTCAACTTTTTTATTCAGTTCTTTAATTTTCATCTTATGTCCATATATTGATAATAAAAAGAAGATTAATGCTAAAAAAGGTAATATAGTAAATGTTGTTTGTAACCACATAATTATTCCCCCTGTTCATCTTTTAAATTATTCTCAATTTTATTTTTTAAATTCTCATTCTGTTCTTTATAATCATTAATTAAATTCCGTTGTTCTTTAATTACTTCTTGTTGGCTATCTATATCAGATTCTTTTTCTGTGTCATCATCTGGTATCACGCCAATAATTCCAAATATTATTGTACTTACTACTCCAAGTGCCGAAAAAGTGTTTTTAGTTTTCGAAAAGAAATATTCAATAGCATCAATTATTTTTTCGTATTGTGGTGTTTCTTCCTTAATTTTATTCTCTATATTTGATATAGTTTCTACTTTAGACGCAGTATTTAATATTCTTTGAAGTTTGTATACATCTTTCCCATTATCCACATTCAAAGTTGCTTCTATATCATTTATTATATCATAGGTTCCGTCAGGTATAGAGCCCATTGAACCACAAAAAGGGCAAGGACCAGACTTACTCCCAGAAACTATCATTGTAACACCAGGACCTCCCACAAAACTTGAAGCAAATATACTATTACAGTTATCACATATCGCTGGTAAAGCAAACAAATTTATCATTCCCCTTTTTAAACATAATTAAATACATAATACACAACTTATTAAAAAAGGAATAGACAGAACATAAAAGCGAACGCAAAAATAACCACCCAGTGACATGTGTGGGTGGCGGATATAAAACTATTCGGGAAAGGGCTTATACATGTAAATAAATTATACCATAAAAAATAGGGCAAGCACATAAGTGCCTACCCTTAATATGATCACGTGGTATCTACATTATACCACACTTCATGAAATTGTTCCCCATAAACTTCCCACCGAATGATTAGGAGGATTTGACCCGTTCCATGTGCGAATAGGCAAGTAGTAACGTTTGCCCTTCCAATCATAACCTATCCATACATGGCCATCTTGCAACATCACTTCATCATAATCACACCAGCCACCAGGTTGGAAATCATAAGCGTATGGACAACTTCTGAATGGTCCAGTTGTTCTAACCATAATTGGTTGGCTACCGTTAGTGAAACGTGCCTTCTCACTCATATACCATGTACCATAACTGTTACGTTTCCATGCACCAGCTACAGTTGATTTAGTATTACTTGCAGAACTTGTTTTATTAGATACAGTAGCTGTCGGTACTTTGCCTGCTTGGTAAGCTCTAATTTGCTTAATGAAGTAGTCTTTAAGTTTGAGTTTAATTGCTTGCGAAGGTACACCTTGTGTCACTGGATCGAAACCGGTATGCAGTTTCATAGATCGATGAGGGCATGAAGTTTGTGAAAATTCCATATGCACTCTCACTGAATTACGATTAGCTTTCAACCCCCACTTATTTAATAATCTTGCTGCTTCTTGAAACGCTGCTTGCTCATTAGCTAAGAACACTTTATCACTTGCACCAATAGATTGACATATCTCTATGCCATATGAGTTTTTGTTACCGTTCTGATTGGCTGTATGCCACGCTATACGGTTTTCTGGCAGCGCTTGGTATACTGTGTTCCCACTTATATATGAATGAGCTACACCAGCCTCTAAACGTGATAATGGTGCATTTACTAAACCGCGATGGTATGCTTCTGCTGTAGCGCCAACACTTCCTGCGTCGTTGTGTAAAGTTATTGAGGTAGGTTTATATCCGCGATTAGGTAAACGATAACCTTTCACTTCATCACGAATATAACTTAATTTCTTCATTTTCTTTTTAGCCGTTGTTTTCTTCTTAGTAGCAGTTTTAGTAGCAGATTGTGCAGAAACTGATTTTGCACTCTCTGATTTGTAGTGTGGACGAATAAACCACATAGGATTGTCGTAACTTTTTGTTCTTTTAGTAGCTACTTCAGTCTTATTCAATCCACCGCCCAACCAATTCTGCTCGATTACAACAAAGCTGTTTAATGTAGCAGAAATAACAACTGCTACATGTCCATAACCTCCGCCATAGTTACGGTTCCAAACGACAACGTCACCAGGTTTGGCTAAAAACGAGGGTGTGTTTTGATAAACTTTAGCTTCATTGGTAAAGTCGTTTACATTCGGTATGTCTGCAGCACCTGCACCTTTTAAACCGTGACCGAATAATTTATACCAATAATAATTGACACTGTCAAAGCACTGGTAGCCGTAAACTTTATCAAAATCCCAACCTTTACCTTCTTGTGATTTAACATAAGCAACTGCTTCTTTTTGCGTTAATTTAGCGACCATCTTCTTCACTCTCCTTTAACACTTCATCATCGTGGTAACGACTAGCGCCACGTTTCAATTCTTCATCATACTCATAATCCGCAACGTCAAATTCTACTTCGTCAGTATCATCAGTGAACGGTTCAGATGTATCAAATTCTTCAGGCGTTATTTCTTTTCGTTCTGGTGTAACTTTTTCATCACTAACCACTTTCTGATACTCAACTGGGTCGATGCTTTCGTCACGTGGCTTAGAATATGTTTGTGCAATACCACTGTCTTTCATCCCTTTAGTAGTAGGGTCGTTTATTACTCCGAATGTTACTAATACAGCTAATAATCCATTGATGCCATCGCTAAATTGTTCCAGTTGTTCTGTATAGTTTAATCCTAATGCTTGCGTTATATTGTTAATAAAAAGGATTATCGCCGAAACAATAGCCACCCAAAATGATTTTTTCTTAAAACGTACTTTCCAATTTATACCTTTCATTCAAAAACCTCCATATATATAATAAAAAGCCGACACTAACGTGCCGACTTATTTAAAGAAGATGTTTGCTACCACAGAGATAAGCGGGACTAATACAACACCCGCAAATCCCAACCAGTAGCCAATTACTTCTCTGTTTCCTTTGGCTTCTGCTTCTACAGTTCCTTGTAAATTTTTAATTTCTTTCTCATGACTTTTTGTTTCATATTCTAAATCAGTAACTCTAGTTCCTACTGTTGATAATGCTTCGCTCATTTTTTCTAAGTGTTTTTCTGATCTAGCTTGCGATTCGAACGACTTTTCTTGCAGCAAGGTCTGTCTATCTACTTTATTCAACAAACTATTAAAATTGTCTGTGTGTTTGTTATCCACTTCGTTTATGCGTTCATTTAGCTTACCTCTTGATCTTTCCCACTCGTGTCTTAGTACATATTTATCTTCGCTCATAAATACCCAAACCACCTAAGAAACCGACGAATCCGAGCCACGCTGTTATAACGATTAACTGTGCTGGCGTTAGCCAATTAAGCGCATTATACACAGCTGCCGACGACATTAAGAAGTGTATGATAGAGCTTCCTAACCCACCTATTAACATAAAATGGCTCGAACAATTGTTTATAGACCTTTTACCAAACAAAAGACTTGATAGAATTAGACAAGTGCCGAACAGAAGCAGTAACAAACCCCAAATCCAAATAGGCATAACTTCATTTAGCGCTCGGTAGAAATCACTTTCGTTAATAACCTTTTCTTGGCTTATGAGCCAATAGACACCTCGTATATCTACAAACACACCTAACCCAAACAAAGATAAGGTGGCTAGTTTATCGTGTATTGTGAAGTTTTCGTTCATACGTTCACCCACTTTCTATAAAATAAAAAGCCACAACTTATTCTGGTTGCGACTCTTTGTATTCTTGTAATTCTCTGTATAACTTTTCGATTTGCACCTGTAAGTTAATGTTTACATCGTTTAAACGTGCTATTTCGTTTTGTTGTATTGCCAATTTAATGTCTTTATCGTCTACATTATTTTGTTCCATTTTCCAATTCCTCCAGTCGTTTTTGTTGTTCTTTTATGATAGGTATTAAGTGAACCCAAAGTCTGTCGTACTGAATAGATTCAACGCCACCTTCTGTGTTGTAATCGACATATTCGCTTAGTCCGACACTCTCAACATCTTCGGCAATTAAACCTACATGGCGTTTGAGTTTGAAAGCATCATCACTTATACGACAGCCTTTTTCACATTCTTTTGATACTATTTCTGATTCTGCTTTATCAAACCATGATTTTACATCTAAGTTTAAAATATTCTTAGAATGTGCTAATTGATCGCTTGGTTCAGTAAATTGATTTTCAATAGATAACTTGTATTTACTAGCAGAAGTTGAGCGTCCTAATGTACCTTCTTCTGTGATTACCATGTTTGCGCCACCTGAATAGGTACGTCTATATATAGCATCAGACCTTACACGTCTACTTGAATCACTGCCCACTGCAAAATAATCATAATTAATTATGTTCAAGTAATCATTACCACTACGTCTATCTATTCTGTTGAATACGCCGTCGCCAGCCTCAATAGAAGTATCTCCACCTGTAGAGAAATTCTTATCTACAACTTCTACACGTGCTGAATTTTTATTGAAACGGAAACCGGAATTATAAATATCTCCACTTGTTTTTTGAACACCATACATTAAATAACCATCTGTCGCACCACTTTGACTTAAAGTAAAATCAAATGTATGGTCTGCCGTAAATCCTTCTGTATAAGGTCTTACATAAACTGGTCCTTTTCTACTTTCTAAATTCACTGACGCACCTGCATCTAACATGATTCGGTTGTTATCACTGTATAAAGCAACTACACCACCATTACTACTCATGGTAATACCGTTTGCATTGGATGGAGAATAAGTTCCGTCCCACCAATATATAGAGCCACTAGAACCTGGTGCATCTGCCCATTCGCCATCTCCATCTAGGAAAGTAGATAAACCAAATGCACTAAAGTTTATTGCTCTATTTCTGTTTTCATCCCCGAATCTTATATAGCCACGTGACATAGTTGTGGTTACATCATAATCATATGATCGTCCTAACCATCTACGATTATATTGTCCGCGTTGAGTAATTCTATTGTTAGTGATTTCAGTAAACTCTGTATTATTACCACCACGCACACTGATAAGGTTAGCGTTCAACGTCCCTGTAGTAATCGTATTTGCTACAATACCTTCCGCTGTGATTGCAGTTTTAGCAGTTTTACCACCATCAGTAGAGAGTAACAACCCACTACTATTCATAGTCATGATGTTGTTGTTATTCTTCTTATCCATGAAGTGTTGACCGTTTGTATCATATATAATTTCACTTGTAGTATTTTGTATCTTAGTTACCATTGATTTACTAATGATGTCTAGCGCTTGAAAAGGTAGCGATTTACGCCCTTGTATCAAGTCGGCTATATCTTTAGCGGCAGTGGACAAGTTACTGCCGTATGCGTCTGCCATGTTACCTGTACCGAATGTGATTTCCATGTCTAGTATTTGTTCTAGGTCATTAACAGATTTTGATATCTTAACAACACGTATTTCAGTATCTAGTCCAATACGTTCATCAACTAGGAAAACTCTATCGCCTATCACAGCGTGTTGGTAGTTATAACCTTGTTGTGACATATCATATATATCAGCAGTGAATGAAATTTGAACACTTTCATCAACTATCTTTTTAAGGTTAGCATCCATTGTCGCTTGTTTAGTCACACGACCATCTCGAATAGGTGGTGCTTCTCTTATACCGATAATGTCAGCAAGTGGTGATGTATATTCACGTTTTAATTTAGCTTTGTCTATTACATCTGTGTTTTCGTCATCATCTGAATAATTTCCATAGCCTTTAGCATGTGTCCACATTTCAGATGCGTCTACTTCTTTTGTGATGTCTTGTGTATTTACTTTATAACGATATTCAAAGTTAGCATCATTACCGAGTCTGTTTTGTAAGTAAACTACATTACCAACGATGTTAAATTCATAGCCATATCGGTCAATGAAAGTTTTAAATATTTCTAATCGTGTTTCACCTTCGCCGATACCCTCGAACCTATTACTAGGTGCTGCTTCCACTGTGGAATATGTGAAAGGCGTGTCGTTAAAGACAATGTTAAAAGCTTCTGTAACAGTTAAACTTTCATCTATACGTTGATATATACGGCTTGTATTCAACCAATCAAGCATGTACAGAACAGCTGTTACACTAATTTGATATTTATTACCGAACCCAGTTTGCTTACTGGATATGATACGATACTCTTTTCCTTCGAATAGGATTATCCACATCTTCAAATCGTCTTGTTTATCAAGGAATTCACTGTTCATATCGGTATATTCAATATCTATATCAATACGTTCATCACCGTTTAACTCTTGATCGTGCTTGATGACACCTTGTAAGAAATATTCATTGCCTTGTAAGTCACGGATAAACATTTATTCACTCTCCTTTCTCAAAAGAAAAAGACTAACTGTAAAAGTTAGCCTTTAAAAATTGTTAATAAATCATTTCTGTTCCAGATATATTTTTACTTTGGAATTGTCCGCGTCTTATATATACTTTGTCGTCAGCGTTTACAGATTGAACTGAATAATTGCTTCCAAACCCTTCACAACTATCCAAGAATTGATGTGCGCCAGTAGTTGTTTGGAAATCAGATACCTGATATGAACCGAAAGCGATGCAACCTAAATTCCACGTTTGCGTTCCAGTATTAACATCTGCTAAATTACCGCCATCATTTCTAGCGTATAAACCATTAACTCTTATACCTTTAATACCATCATGAGAAGTAGAACCGTTATCGGAACGATTTCCACTTGTACCTTTCATAACACCGTTATCTCTAGCTATGCAGTCAATCTCAACGAAGTAAGGTAACGCACCATTTGATGATTTGTGGTAGTTGAAACCATCCATCATTTGTTTTGAAAATTCACAGTCTTTAGAAATACAGTAACTACCACCGACCATTTCTAACCCATTACCATTACTTTGCGTTGAGTAAGAGGCTTTAACATTATTCATTACTAGCCGACCGTTAGTTGTTTCAAATCTAATATTGCGTGCGCCGCCTAGTAGCTCAATGTTTTCCAAATAAACGTTGAAATCACCATTAAATCTTATTAAATCAGTAGAAAGCAAACATTGAATATCATCATCATTAACTTCTCCGTTATCTTGATTTACATATACAATACCAGAAGCACTGTACCAAGAGTTAGGCGTTGAATCTACTTCTGCAATACTTCCAACTTTCGTAAATTCTAAATGGTCACCATATTCATCTTTTTCATGTATATTTATAACTCTCATTGTTCCATTTCTACTCGCTTGATAAACGTTTTGATAATCCGGTGTTTTAGTATATTTTAGTGTGTTTGAAGTTGCCATTTTAGGTTTACCATTATAACCAATGATATTTATATCTTTATTTGGATAACCGATAACATTACCTGAAGCTGTTCTATTATAAATGAATCTACCATCTACCATAATAGTTCCTACATCACTTTTGTTCATTGCTGTATATATATCTGCCAAAGGACTGGCTGAACTTAAGCCATCATTTGCATTTAAACCATCACCAGAAACATAATATGTTTTCCCATCAGTATTTTTAAAACTCTCAATATCTAGGGCAGTATCGAAAGTACCTCGACCATCAGTATATATAGTTGATTTTAATACATGGTCTTTCAACTCGAAATCTTTTGGTTGTTCATAAGCAATTGTTAAACCTTGTTCATTTAGTTTGTCTATTTTATCGTTCACTTGTTTTACTTGTTCATCTAAATCTATTTTTAAATCTGTACTACTGAAATTAAACAAACCCATTCGTTCACTTGCTACAATGATTAATTTATCCACCTGTACGGTTGTGTTTCCCGTTCTATTATCTAACCTTAAATCAATCTTGTTTGTACCTACTGGTATTGATAAACCTTCTATTAAATAAACATTAGGCACTGATTCTTCAACACCTGTTATACCTCCAATACTTTTACCACTCGAATCAATAAAGTTGTATTCAAGTTTAAAATTATTATTGTTTTCAGATGTGTATACAATAAAAGACATCTTTTTATTAGGCGCTAAATCTTTAACAGAATTCATCGTGTAAAAAAAATAGCCTTCTGGGCTAATTTCAAAAGATGAATCTCTATTTACAGTTAATCCCGGAGAGGTTTTTAAACTCATCAACCCGTTGAAATAAGGGTCGTTTATAGATTCTGCATAAGTTCTCATTGGTTCGCCATTAGGCGGTATTGGTAAAACATTATCTGTACTACCTAATAAATTTCTAATCAACGACACATGGTCGCCCATGTTTAAAAATAGTTCATAAAAATTATCATTCATGTTCTTTAAGTTTTTTCTATCCCACATTGCATCAATGTTTTTTCTTCCCATTTCGTCACTCCTTTATTTATAATGAAAATTAAATTTGAATTGAATTTTTTTAAACGTACCATTGCTTATTTTTATCTCGTTTTTACCCGGTGCTAACGATATGAATTTTCTGTTACACTCTCGCAGTCTGTTTAAGCCGTTTAATAAAAACTTAGCGTTTTCTAACGCAACAGTTTGTTGATTTAAATCTCTTAGTACGATAAATTTCTCGCCAGTAGTTATATTCTCCACAGTGAAATTATTACTACTGACCGGACTAAAAATAGTTATCCTCAAGTCCATGTTTCTAGGGTCAATTCTGACATTCCCACCATTCCATACGGTGAAAGTGTTATCTGTAAAATCATAATTTGCGTTTTCTACATTAATTCCATCAGCCATACCATATTTCTCTACAATTGCACTATAACCACTTGTCTGTATTTCTTGTGTGTCGTACTTCGTACGCCAAAAAGGTAATCCTGTTACTCGTGCGTCGACTTCAAATGTTGAGTACCAATAACCATAACGTTCTGGTGTGAATGAACCATCAATCGTTATTTTTAACATTCTTGAAGGCACTGTGTCATCGCTTACATATAAGTAAGGGTAACTATCAAACAAATTGTATATTTCATCACGTTGTAACCTGTGGTCAAATGTTCCATGATAATGTTCGGTCATGAAGTTCATTTTGACTTCTCTACCTTTGTAGTTATATCCGTAATCTACGACACCTGGCACACCGTCTATCGCTTGTTCTTTACGTTCTTTTTCTATAGATGAAACAAGTAAATCCAGCGGGCGAACGCCCACCGGATAATCTACTTTGTTCATATTTGGGTCATACAGTGTAAAAGTCAAATGTATATACCCCCCTTTATCTCATTAATTGTGTTGCTGCATTAAGTGCCATATTCTCGTTATTCATTTTTGTCATTTCTCTACTACTAGGGAAATAGTTTTTATCTCTAATTTCTTGGTTAACTACCTTAGTATTAGTTAATTCACCTAGTATAGCTTTCATAGTATTTAAAGATTCTTTCAATATACTGTTTTGTTCCTTAATGTCTGCGTTATCTCGTGACAAACGTTGTAATTCTTGTTGTTCACGTGTAGCTGCTTGTTGTTTCTCTCTTAGTTGATCAGCATATTGCGATATAGCATCATACACAGCTGATTGAGTACGACTGAATATATCGCTAGTGGCAATCTGTTTAAACGCTTGGATAGAAACGTCATTAGGAATAACGGTTTCACCACCACGCATTTGCATGATTTCGCCACCTTCTTCAAATACTTGGTTAAATCCACGTCTAGCGTTGTTAGTGCCTGTGGCATAACCGTGACCATGACCAATCACGCCCAGCATACCTGATTTCCCGTATTTAGATTTAGCATAATTAATGGCAGCCATTAAATTATCCAAACCATTCATGATATTACCATGACCTTTCAATTTATATGCTTTAAACGTTGGCGGGATAACTTGCGCTAGACCTCTAGCTTCATTTCCACCTGTATTTACATCTGTATAACCATTTTGCACGGCACCTGCATTGCCACCACTTTCACTATCTACTTGTCTAACCCAAGCATTAACATATGCTGAACTTGTTGGTAAACCGTTCGCTTTTAATGCTTTTTTGATTTCCGGTTTCCATTTAGCAGCGGCTTTCTTACCTCCACCACCATTATTTTTTTTCAACCAATTAGTAGGGTCAAATGCTACACCGTTTTTTCTCATTTCATAGTGTAAGTGAGGTCCTGTACTATCTCCAGCACTTGCACCCTGTCTTGATGGGTCACCACCAGATAAACCTAAATAAGTTCCCGGTTTAACTTTTTTACTTCCACTAAATGCTAATTTACTCATATGACCGTAAATTGCTTCCATTGCGCCACTCTTAATCCACATACTGTTACCAAATCCACCGTTATAACCAGATTTAGCTGTAGCTGTACCTGCTAATGTAGAGTAGAGTTTACTACCATAACCATAGTTAATATCTAATCCGTGATGGGCGCGTGGGAATGGATAACCAGATTTAGCTGCTTCTGCTGCTGAATTGGCGAAACCAAAGTTAATACCTTTAGATAGGTCGATATATCCACCGTCGCCTGCGCCTTGTTCTTCCATCCACTTTTTGAATGTATCTGTTGCAGCTTTTTTAAGTTTACCGAACATTCCAGACATCATATCTCTAGGTAATGATGCTGCTTTAGCAATACCGAATGCATCCATGTTAACGCCAAAGCCTTCTAGCACTTTGTTAAGTAATTTGCCCGGTTTTTCTATCCAGTCCATTACATCTCCAACTTTATCTTTTAACCAATCTTTCCCTTTGGCTGCAGCTTCAAGCGATTTACTAACAACCGCCTTACCACCATCAACTACTTTAGCAGCACCAGCTTTAGTGCTATCCCAAGCATCACCGAATACATTATCACCTTTTTTCTTTTTCTTAGGTTTTTTCTTAGCTAAAGTACCTTTTGCAAATCTAGGCAAAGTACCTTTAGAAAACGTAGGATTATTCGCACTCAACATAGCATGAGTTTGAGCGCCATTCATTACTGATGATCCTTGTGGTAAAAATGTAGTTGTATCTTTATTAGGCGTTAAAGCCATTTTTCCGTTAGGATATTTAATAGCTTCGTGTCTGAATCCGCCTGGACCATTTCCACGACCTTTATCTCCTACAGTTGCAAATGTATCACGAGCAATTTTACCGTTCTTAACAACGTTCGTCGTTGTGTTGGTGTGTTCTGTACCAGTGTGTAACTTGATAGGGTCTATCTTATCCATGTTTAGCTTTCCGCCAACCCAGTTGACACCTTCGATAAGTTTATTCAATCCAGTTTTTACACCTTTAATCATATCTCCAAAGAAATCGCCGATTTTACCAGTTACCGACTTGATAACGTCACCCATTTTGTTCATGACACCAGTGATTTTATCTTTCATTCCAGTAACTAGATCAACTGTTCCACTCTTGATGTCCTTCCATTTTTTAGACATAAAACCGCCGATAGCGTTCATTGTGTTGCGTGTTCCTTTAGTTAAAGAACCCCAAGCACCTTTAACACCAGACCATAAAGCCTTAGCTTTTGATACTGTACTTGATTTAATAGCACTCCACTTTTTACTCAAGAAACTAGCAACTGAATTAAATAAATTGATTGTTCCTTTTTTGAGTGAGTTCCAAGTGTTACGAACGCCATTCCAAAGTGATTTTGCTTTAGATATTACGTTGTTTCTAATGCTAGTCCATATCTTAAATACGAAGTTTTTAACGGAAGTAAAGATGTTTTGCACACCTTTTTTTAACGCATTAAATATATTACGTACACCATTCCATAAAGATTTGGCGCGTGAAACTACACCGTTACGAATATTCGTCCATACTTTTACAGCGAAATTCTTAACACTATTAAATATAGATATAATGCCTTTTTTTAGTGCGTTGAACGTTGCGCGAACACCGTTCCAAAGTGATTTAGCACGGGAAATTACTGTGTTTTTAATAGTAGTCCAAACATTGATTGCAAATTTCTTAACTGCATTAAAGATTGAAACCACACTATTTTTTAATGAATTAAACACTTTTCGTACGCCAACCCATAATGACTTAGCTCTTGAAACTACAGCATTTTTAATAGTTGTCCAAACCTTGATAGCAAAGTTTTTTACGTTGTTAAATATTGATACGACGCTATTTTTGAGCCATGTGAATGCGTTTTTAACACCAGTCCACAAACTTTTGGCTCTCGCAACAACACTATTTTTTATTGTAGTCCATACTTTAATTGCAAAATTCTTAACCGAATTAAATATAGAAACCACACTATTTTTTAACCAATTAAACGCATTTTTTACTCCGTTCCATAATCCTTTGGCTAAATTTACGACTGTATTTTTAATTGTAGTCCATACTTTTATAGCGAAATTCTTCACTGTATTGAAAATAGAAATTACACTATTTTTCAACCAAGTAAAAGCATTTTTAACTCCAGTCCAAAGACCTTTAGCTAAGTTCACTACAGTGTTTTTAATCGTTGTCCATATTTTGATAGCTATTGCTTTAGCTGCGTTGAATACGGTCGATATGACTGTTTTAACAGTTGTTATATACCATTTAACACCATTAACTAAGGCTTTGACAATATTTACAACGCCAGTTTTTAGTGCGTTCCATACCCATATAGCCGCCGTCTTAATACCGTTCCATATTGTAGACAACACAATTTTCAAAGCTTGAATTGGATTTTGTACCGCGAATTTAATACCATTCCAAACTGTAATTGCAGTAGCTTTGATAGCGTTCCACACTATGATAGTCGCTACTTTGATACCATTCCATATTCCGACAATATATGGTTTAAGGAAACCGAATACTGATATAGCCGCTGCTTTAATACTGTTCCAAATTGTGATAACTGCGTTTCTGAATGTATCGTTTGTTTTCCACAAGTGAACGATGCCAGCAACTAATAATCCGACAATAGTAATAACCCAACCAATTGGGCCAGTCATAAATCTTATCGCTAATCCTAAGCCACGAGTTGCTAATGCTGCTGCTTTAGTTGCTACAGTCCAAGCACCCATTGCTACAGCTGCTATTTTTGTTTTAATAGCATTTAATGTTTGAGAAGTGGTTAAAGCTGCTATAGCATATCTATAACCATTAGCAATGCCTTTAGCAGTTGCCACTACACCATTCCAAATTCCTTGAGCTACAGCTGCCGCCTTAGCTTTAAATGCTTGTGCCATTTGTGCAGCACTCATACCGTTTGTTGCATACATATAAGCTAATGCTACTGATTGAGCGCCACTCACAACACCACGCCATATTGCTACAGCTGCAGATGCAATTTTCGTTTTAATCGCTGCAATTGCGCCAGCATTACCAAATAACGTTGTCGCACCAGTTGCACCTAATAATGCACCTCTTAATAACAGTATAGGTTTAGCTGCTAATAAAGCCACACCACCAACTGCTGTTAGTACACCAAGTATTTTTCCTAAAATAGGATGTGCATTAGTCATTGTGTTAGTCCATTTAAAGAAAGCGCTACTCATAGTCAATACCGCTGCGCCAACTGGAGCCATACCTTTAACTAATCCCCACAATGTACCTGTGATATTCTTAATCAATGACCACACTTTAGGGCCATTCGTTTCTAGGTATTCTACAAATTTTTGAAAACCGTCAGATTTTTTCAATCCTTCTGACCATTCTGCAAATCCTTTTGTCACATCTTGTATACCTAATAACACATTATGAGAATGACCACTAAACGCTTGGAACAAACTAATGATTCCTTTAAATATATTTCCAAATATACTACCCACAATAGGTAAGTTTGTTTTTGTATACTCTACGAAACCATTGATTGCTTTAGATCCTTGTACTGAATTTGCCCAATCGTTAAAACTTTGTGCCATATCAGCAAAGCCTTTTGCAGCCCAACCATATAAAGGACTTAATTTATTAAACATAGCTGCAGAACCATTTACAAAACTTTGTGTAGCGTTAAGTAAGTGTTGGAATATCTTAGGACCTTGTGTGTTTAAAATATCAAACGAACGTTTAGCAACTGATGAAGTCTTTGCCCAATTGAGCATCTTACCACTTGCAGTTTCTATTTGAGTTGCAGTCTTAGTAAGGAATGGATTAAGTGTGGTTAAAGCATACTTAGCAGTATTAATGCCATTTGTCATAGTATTAAATATTGCTGCTTGATTTTGTGCAATTAATCCTTCCCATGAAGTTTTAAGTCCATCTAATGCACCTTTATAGGCTGTAACTTCTTTCGTTACTTTTAATTGTCCATCTTCTAACATTTTAAGTGCATAAGTTGCTTGACCAGCAAATGCTTTAACAGCTATGCCAGCTATACCAAATGCGCCACCCATTCCAATTGCACCACCAGCCGCAGCAGTTAACATGCCACCTAATCCAGCACCTAAGCTAACTACCGAACCTAAAATAGGTACGAGAGCAGAGAAATGAGTTGTCATAACACCGCCAACTACACCTTGCGTAAGCTCTCCTAAACTACGTAAAGTTGTAGCGATACGGTCCATTTGTTCACGAGCACCGACCCATGCGCTAGTTGCTTTTCCCATTAATCTTTGTTGGCGTTGGTAAGCTTTTAACTCATCTGTTGTTTCATCAATTCTACCTTGCAATATTTGAAACGCTATAGCTTCTTTGATGATGTCGTTTCTAAGACTTTTAGCCTCTCGACTATTACCTTGTTGAGCGCGTTCTAATTCTCTTAAATTACCTTTAAGTAAATCAGTATGTGCTTTTTGCTTCTGCATAGTATGACTTAATTCAGTCAGCCTGTTTTTATAACCGCTAACACTTTTTTCTGACTGCTTAAAACGCATTTCAGTCAACTTTGCCTCGTTACGCAATTGACCTAAACTATTTTTAACTGTATCTGTGGAACGTCCTAGTAGCTTTTGTTGTGCCTGTGTTTGCTTTAACTCGTTTTCGTATTTATCAAGTTGGTTCTTAGACTGTTCATAAGCACCACTTAATTTTTGAAGTTTAACTTTTTGCTCGTCAGTAACTTTATTACTTTTTTTCATTTGCAATTGTTGTGCTTTTAATTCATCGTTACGTTGAGATATTAACCCTTCTTGCAACTTAATTGCACGGCCTAAATCGGTTTCTTGCTTAGCTAACGATTCGGCGCTTACTTCATTTTGTTTCATTTCCTTACGTTGATTACGTAATGATTTATTTATAGCTTTAAGGTTGTTTTCGACGGAAGTTTTGGCTGCCTTCAACGGGTCAACATCCATCGACACCTCTGCACTTAAATTAAAATCTGCCATTCTCTCACCACCTTTTTATAGCATCGCCATCATTTGTTCTGGGCTTAATGCACCAGACTTAGCAACTTTAGATGCTTTTTTCTTACGTTTCTTAGTAGCAAAAATCTTATTGAAGTCCTCCATTACTATTTGGTCAACTTCATGAGGTTTATATTGTGCATCCTCGATAAAGTGTCGGTAAACTTCATAAATATCTTCTACGACTTCGCGGGCTGTTTTGCCTTCGTTGTACTCGCTTTTTTCGTCTGCTTTCCCGTATCGTTACTAGCGAAGATTTTGCTATAAGTTTCAGGTAGTGAGTTTTCAACTTCTAATCCATCAAACACTTGATCTACAGTGAATTTTTCATCGAAAACTTTCACAAGTAAGCTAGCGAATGAGTCATACACTTCGAATGATTCTAATGATGATTCTTTTTCTGCTCTCTCACGTAATTCGTCTGCTTCTGATTCGAATGCTTTATATTCTTCTGTTGCTTCAATATCTTCGATTTTTTGGAATAATTCTTCACGTTCTTCGTCCGTTTCAACTTCTGCTAATTTACTCTCTAATTTCTCTTGTTCGTTTAAAACTTTACGGTGTTTACGATATAAAAATTGCATTTCATTCATGAAACTGAATCCACCTTGCAATTTTTCTTCAAATTCTGCTTGTGCTTTCATTGCACCTAAATTTAATTTGTCTTTCACAAATTGCTTGTTCTTACCATCAATTTTTAAAGTTACTTTAGCCATATTTATATAGACTCCTTATAAGTTATTTTTGTATACAAAAATAGACGACCCGTTAAGGTCGCCTTAATTTAATTTATGCTGCTGGTTCTTCAGTAGGTTCAGTTGGTGTAGTCGTCACTTCACCATGAATCGCTTTGTAAAATTCTTCTTCACTAAATTCAGGGTCTGCACTGTGAATACGAGCGAATACCAATTTATCTTCTTCACGTTGCATGAATGACCCTTCCATTTCGATCTGGTCTTGTTGTTCTGGTGAATCTTCCATAGTAGAGGCACTTGTACCAGGAATATTGAAATTACCGCGTGTTAAACCGTAGTAGATGAATGAACCATCATTACAACGATATTTCCAAGTTGCAGACACGTATGGAGGAACCATGTCAGATGTGTACATTTCAATTCCTTTGTCATTTTTAACGCCTAAAATTTCGCTACGTTCTTCTTTTGTTAATTCCATTAAGTTAGCTGTTAATGTAGCGCCAGTGATACCACTGAATAAAGATAATTTTTTAACACCATCAGCGTATACTGGTTCGTTACCTTGTTCTAACTCTAATTCAATTTCTTGTAATCCAGGAACATCTTTTAATTCACCTGCTTCGAAACCATTACCGTCTTGTTTACGAATTTTAAAACCTTCACATGTAATTGCTACTTTTTTATCTGCCATAGTTTATTACTCCTTTTTAGTTAAAATGATGTTGAAACTCAACATTTGGTTATAAAGTTTGAAATCTTCATCCTTGCTAAGTTCTCTTTCAAAACAAATACCGTTGATATTTTCGATAATTTCAACCACGCGCTCATTTATTGAATGAACATCGTTGATTGATTTACCAAAGGTTTCAACGGCAAATAAATAACGATAATGACCACTGCCACCATCGTTTTCTAACGCATTGCCATTCATGATTTCTGTTAAGCGCATGAATGGTGCTTCTTCAGTTTTTTGATAAGTTTCGGGTATTTCAAATGTATATATTAAAGGCTGTTTAGAGCTTGTTTTACGGACTTCATTCATCATTGATACCAACTGTTCATCTTTACGTAATATGTCCCACATACGCACGATAGGGTGCCTAGTCAACGTCGAATACCTTTTCCATAGCCTGACGATAAATTGCTAGTATTGGACCCTTAGCTTGTTCGTGAGATTTACGTAAAAAATGTTGTGGTGGTTGACCGACAGTACCTCTTACTTTTGTACCAACATCTGGGAAGTGGATATACCAACCAGACTCTTTTCGAGATTTACCCATTTGATAACCAACTTCTTTTTTAGGATAAGTTTCATCCCTTTGGAAGTTAGATATCTTAGTTACATCTCTCGCATGATCTGAGTGTGTTTGTTTATGAGATACTGGTGTATTTATTTTCAAAATACCTTCATAAGTTTTAGATGCGTTTGTAACTGCTTTTTTAGCTTGTTTCTCGCTTTGCCATATCAACTTATTGAGTTTGTCTGAAATGTCTTTATCTGAATCTCCACGCTTTGTCATTCAACCACCTCACATTTCAATTGTTGGCGTTCCATGTCTTGAAAGTCCGTTTCAATAGTTTTTATTTCATATCGCTTACCTTTAAACTCTACAAATAACCCCGAATGTATATCTGCTTGTTGTCGATAACGAATGATAAATACTATCGTTTCGCGTCTTGTGTCTAGGTCCTCATTTCTAAATTCTTTAATAGTAGTTTTTGACACTTCACAAAACGGAGTAGCGATAGTAGTAGGCATTTCTTCATACCCACCTTCATCATTAATAGTATTCTCGACTGTATAAATTTTTATTCTGTGTTTGAATTTGCCGATTTCCATTTTGCATACTCACCCCTTAACGCTTGAATTAACGCAAGTGATGATTGAGGGATTTCGACTTTCTCAAATTGCGTTGTGGTAGAACGATTTTCATAGTGATGTGCTACATGGTTAATAACAGCCAAATTAAAAAGGCTATTCACTTCATCGTTAGATGTGTAAAAGCCTTCGTCATTGGTTACTGCACCTTTAACTTGCCGTTTAGCAGCTGGCAAGTATAAGTGTTGTATTTCGTTATCATCAAAATCATGGTCTACACGTATAGCATTTTTAATGTTCTCTATAGTAAGTTCATACACATGTATCACCTACTTCTTATCTGTACGTTCTAAAAAAGGACCATCAAAACCGTTATCCGATAAAGTTTTTTCAACTTCGTCAGCACGTTTGACAGTCATTTCTACCTCGTCATTTTTCTTTAGTTTTTTGTCTAACTGTTTATCACGATAAGGTTTTACAACTTTAAATTTAGCCATTTATTACCCTCCTATTATGCTTGTGGTTCAGAACCTGTGCCTAAATCTCCAGCAGTACCTGTGTAAGTTAAGAAACGACCTGCTTCTTCTACACCTTTTTTAACGTCGAAACGCATATAAGCTGCTAAGATTTGACCGTAGATTTCATTTTCAACCCATTTAACAGAAGCTTGTTTACGGTCTGCAAAGAATACTGCGTATTTTAAGTCGCCAATAAATGCTTTTTTATCACCTTTGTTACCAAATAATTCATCTTTGATGATAAATACTGGACGACCAAATAATACTGTGCCTGTTGGGCTAGTAATATCTTGTTTTAATAGGTATTGTCCGTTTTTATCTTTCAAAGTATCTAATGCTTGATAGAATGATTGAGATACAACTAATGAAAGGTTGTAAGCTGGGTCGATTTCTACGTTGATGATTTGTTTAATATCATCTAAATCTGCAGTGTTAACCGCTTCGAATGATTTCATTACATCTGCAATGTATTTGTTAGTTGTGTTAACCGCTTGGCGTGCATTATTTTGTGCAACAATGTTTGCTAAATTAGCTTCTGAATCGTCTAATGATTCTTGAGACACTGGAATTTGCCCACGATAAGTCTTAACTTTGTAGTCAATGTCAGTGAATTTTGGTTTAGCAAGCTCTGGGTTTTTCTCTAATTCTTCCACACTAACCATTGTTTCTTGTGCTGGGTTTAAAATTGGGTGTGATCCAGCAGCAGTTGTTACTGGTTGTACGTTAACGAATTTTTTCAAGTCAACGAATGTTTCAGGTAATTCTTCTGGTTGGTATTTAATATCTTCCGGAATGATTGGTTGTGCATCTACCGATTTAACATTGTCACGTTTAGCACCTTTTGATTTTAGGTACTCAACGAAACCTTTCGCTTCATCTGATAGTTGATTATCTTTATTTTCTAAAATTTGTCTCGCCATAGAACGTTTGCCCCCTAGTTTCTTTTTCTTTTCTTCTTCTAATTCTTCCGGTGTTTTTTCTTCAACCGGTGTTTCCGGTTTTTCTTCCGGTTGCTCTTTCTCATCTGCTTTAGGTTCTTTGTCAACATCCGGTTTAGCTTCTGTATCTTTTTCAGGCACAGTTTCAGCTTCCGGTTTTTCGTTTTTTGCTTCTGTTTCTGTTTTTTCTTTCGGTGCTTCTGAATCACCACTGATTTTTTCTTCGGCAGATACAGAATCAACAATTTCCTTTTGCTCGTTATAAGTATCTTTAGCTTGTTGAATTTCTTCTTTTAACTTACGAGCAGTTTCTACATCACCGTTGTTAACGGCTTTTTGTGCTTGGTCAATTAAGTCATTAATCGACTTCGCTTGTTCTTGTAAAGTAGCCATATAGGTATTGCCTCCTTATTAATTTGTTGAAAATCGGCATAAAAAATAGCCTACGAATCAATTCGTAAGCCTTCCAATTCAAACTCAATTTTCATTTTTTCCAGTTGTTTAAATTTGTCTAACCCTTTAGCTCTTTGGCCAACTGCAACCGTTGTTTCTTGATATGCTGGTATTGTTACAATACTTACTTCAATCAGTTCATCAATTTTGTTGATAGTTTGTACATACTCGCCATCTATTCTTGACCACGTTCTAGCAGTATCATCGTTTGGTGGTAGTGTAAAAAAGAAACTACACTGATTAACGTTACCGGCTTTGATATTTTCGTAAATATCTTTAGCGTATGATGTGTTAGGTAAGTAACATTTAAAGTACAAACCCTTACTGTCTAGCGTAAGTTCTAGTGTCTTGGCTTGTGTACGTCCTACAACTTGATTGAAATCATGATTGATTAAGCACTTAACATCTGATATATCTACTTCGCTTAGTGCATTCGGATTAATTATTTCTTTAAACCCTCCTAAGTCGTCGCTCAATGTATCAAATATAATTGCATAACCTTCCACAACCATTTCTTGTTGTCCTGTATCAATCTGACTGTTCGCCACTCGGTTCACCCCCTTTTTGTAGGGAATCGATATTCTTCTGAACCTTACTGTTTTGATATGCTGCCAAATCTTCTAAGTAAATACTGTTCAAGTCAGCAAGTGGTTTATCACCACCTTCAACTGGGTCTTTACCAAACTCTGATCGTGCTTCATTAAGCGTAATGATTTTCTTTTGGAACAATTGCGTTACACGTTCCAATTTAATTTGTGGATCACTATCAATTAATCGTGATACGTCATAATCAAGTGTGACTTCGTATGGTGCTTGTACAAATAACTTTTCTTCGATTTCAGCGTTCATCATTGAAAAGATTGGATATAAAGTGTTTCTGTAATACTCAATACCGGAATCTTTAAGCGATGTATTAACTGTTTCGATACCTAGTTTTGATAAAGGTAATCCGAACGCTTTAGCAACCTGTTGTGTACTAAACTTGTAACTGTTTAAGAAGTTCAATACTTCGGTAGGTACTTGCAGACGTTCAAACTTCATTGTGTCATCCAGTGCGATAAAGCCACCATTGTTACTCAACTGACTATCTGCAAAGTTACGTTTCATTGCTGCTAATTCTTCATCGTCGAAACGACCTTCTTCATAGGTTAATATTGATGTGGATGTACCACCGTTTTTAAAGAAGTCATCTAAGAATCGTTTACTACCCATTGAAATGCCTATCTCATTAGCTAACGAGAATAGAGGGCTATAACCATTGAAACCATCTAGCGAGAACATACGAAAATGCAACACATCTTCCACATCTAATTGAACGTGACCATCTAATTCATCAATGTAATGATATTTAATGTGGTCATCTACTTGTTGGATAGATGTTGCACTGTTCTGCATGTGGTATAACTCGATAGGTTCACCTTTATCATCACGTACAATCTCAATGTATGAGTTACCATTTAAAAGCATGTTAGCCACTATGATGTATTTGAAGTGCCATGCGTCTAAATATGGATTAGGTCGCTTATTCAAAAGTTTAAGTATCTTCTTATCAGTATCTAAGTAACTGTCACGATCATTAAATTTAATACTCGTTGATGCAATGTCTTTAGATATAATATCGATAGCCGTAAACACATCACTATTTTTTAGTGATTGTAAACCAGACCACGTTATCCCACCTACACCATTGACTTCTGTGAGCATTCGTAATGTATTTTTATCAACTGATACGTTATTACTACGTTTGAAACCATTAAAATTAAATACTCCCATTATCTATTTCCACCTCCCTTCTTGAAAGGCTCATCAATTGTCATCGCTAATCCAGTTAACAATATACCTCCTATAATAAAACCTAGAGGTTGCCACGCTAAATAAGCACCATAAGCGATTGATACGACGCCTATAAGTACGATTAGGATAACTAATATATCTTTGGTTAACTTCACGCATACACCCCCTTAAATGAATACTGGTAACGCACGTTTTTTCTCCCACACATGCTCACTTGCAATTACATAAGCAAATATAGTTGCCATAAGTGGGTCAATCTTTTCTCTATTCATCTTTTTCTCAATCATTACTGAATCATTAACATTCTTTGCTACTGCATTTTTAATTGCGATATCTAATAAAGGGTTTTTATGATGCTTAATTTCTCCATTAATAACTTTGAATCTAAAATCAATATTAGGATTAGATAATGTTTGTTGCCCTTGTCTAATTTCTATGAGATCATAACGCCAATTACGTTTTTCAATTTCGGGTAGATAACTGTGTATAGCATAAGGGTCATAACAAATCGCTTGAACATCTAAATTATATTTTCTTACATAAGTTTCTATATGGTCCAATACTTGCAATGGGTTAATTATTCCACTTTGCAAATCAGTAATCGTACAATAACCCTGTTGTTCAATTTGTCTATAATCAATTAAATCACGCTCAATCTTGCCTTGTAATCCACCTTTAGTTGATACAAATGAGTGACTTGTAACGTAATATTGCTTATTTGGTTCATCTAAATGAATAAAAGACACTGCTGTTAAATCATCTGCACGAGATAAATCAAGCCCAATATATGTTTTGGTGCCTTTTACATCGAAATCAGTTTCATTTTTCTTCCAATCTTCAAAGTTTAAGTAACTTTCTTCGCTTGCTTGCATCCAATAGTTGAAGTTTTTTACTAACACTTTAAACATCGTGCCTTTTTGCACCGCTTCATCAACACGTTTCTGCAAGAATGTTTCGATTTGTTCCTTTAATTCGTCCGATTCATTAATAAGTGGATTCGATTTTGCCCACATTGAACGGTCTTGCCATTCATCTTCACTATCTTGTTCATAAATAACTGCAAAATATTCTTCATCAATGTAAGAACCATCCAATATTTCTTTAGCATAAGGCCATTCATCTGTGTACATAGGTGCATTAAGATTAAAACCAGCAGTAGAGATAATAAATATCATCGATTGTAGTAAGTTACCTTGACCAGATTGTATAAGTTCTATCATTTCATTCGTTTTCGCTGCATGATATTCATCAATAACCGCCAAGAATGGTTCGAAACCGTCAACTGCACCCGTATCACGCGATAGAGGCATAACATACGAGCCATCTTTTAAGTTTTGTAACAACTCACGTACCTTTTTAACATCTTTCTTTAATTCTGGTACTTGTGATGCGAAATACATCAGTTGCTTTGCAACCATGTTAAACACGATACTAGCCTGTTTCTTATCATTTGCAGCAGTAAATAATTGGCGACCTTCTTTTGGCTCGTTATCGAATAAGAATGAATAAAGGACAAGTCCTGATACTAAAAGTGACTTGCCCCCTTTTCTCGCTAACGATATAAATGCTTTTTTGTATCGTAAATAATCATCATCTGTAAACCAACCACGTACATTAGCTACAATAAACTTTTGAAACAATGCTAATTTATGAAACTGTCCTTTAGTATCTGGTAACGATTCCATAAATTTAATAACTTTCTTAGCACGCTTAGGCTTGTACACATAAGGAAAGTCATCATCTGTGATGCTTCGCTTGATGTCTTTTAAATGACGCACACACGCTAACCTAGTGTCTTTACATGTGATGAATGTACCGGATAACACCATGACACAGTATTTATACGCATCGTCTTTGTAATCATCGGGTACATCTAATAAACTTTCGTACTCTTTAGATAGTTTTACGCTAGTCATCGTCATCAACACCAAACATGTCATACACAGATTGCTTTTTATCGCTTTCTGTAGGGACGACCAACTTCATACGTGAATCAATTGTCATTCCTAACGATCCACACAACGTTTTTAACTCTTTCAAACCGTCCATATAGTTAAAATATTGTGGCGTGCGTTTCGTACCTTCTTCATTTATCGAGCCGAAGGTAATAATATGCTGATACGCTTCATCTGTTAAAGCTACCAACTGACAATAACGCTTAATTCTATCATAATCTAACTCTGCAATAGGCAATTGTTGTAATAAAGGCACAACTCGTAACCATTCCTTTTTACCATCTTCTGTTAGATCGTCTGGAATGTTCTCAACGTTAATTTTGTTGAATTGTTCTAATCCATTTTCACGTAATTCTTGCTGTTCTAATTCTTCTTTATTGTGATTTCCAACTTTAGCTGCGTTTAATTTTCTTGGTCTAGCCATTTTTACACCTCCAATTGCCTAAACAGGCATGATTTCGATTTATAGTTTCTAGAATTTGGGTACAAATGAGTATCGAACGATTACTCAAGATTCCAAAACCCACACGCGCAAAAGTCGGTATCCCCTTTAATAATACTGTGCAATATTTCTATACTTCCGGTTTACGTCTAGGCGTATGTTCTATCCGGTTATGACATGCCGTACACACAGTGATCAGGTTATTCATATCCAACCTACGTTTCCAATCATCTTTCAATTCCACAATGTGATGGACCATAAGACGTTTATCATTCACAATACCTTGCTTTAAACACTCTTGGCACAGGTACTTATCACGCAATAGCACTCTCTTACGTTTAGAACGCCATGCAGACGATTGGTAGAACTCTGTATACTTGGTATCCTTACCATATCGAACGCTTGCATTGTACCTCTTACTGTTCCGTTTGCGTTGCTCTAGCAATTGGTCTTGAGTCATCGTCTTGTTACCTAAACGAATCTTTGGTTCTATGAAAGACAATTGAATCAACTTCTTTCATTTATATTTATAATTAAATAATTTAGTTTGATAAATAAAATATATTAATTTAGTTTCAATAATAAAAAAAAGAAAAGACAAAGATAACTTTGACGAAAAGATAAAACATTTCTCTTTGTCTTAACTTAATTGAATCAATCATTAATGTTAATGATCAATTGTTCTAATCAACTTAATATATAATTGTTTGTTTACATCAATCTCTTAAACTGATTAAACCTTTTAAGTTTGTTGATTAGATTAATCATTGTTAATCACATTCATATAAGTTAATAATATATAATGTTTGAGCTTATGTTGTGATAACAATATAAAAAAGAGAACACACATTGGGGTTGTGTGTCCTCGATATAATATAGTATTACTATTTAATAACAACTAAGAGTTTTACCTCATGGGTCAATTATATAAAATAACACGCCGTAATAAAACTACTGTGTAAAGTGTGTAAAGTGTGTAATCTGTACCCGTCTATTGTATTTCCATATAAACGTTAACTATCTCACCTATACGCGTATAAACATTCTTACGACTAATACGCATTAACACTTCTATACCTGTTATACTCTCACCCTGTTTAAGTAGTTGTAGTATATGGTAGTTCTTATCGTTGGTTATAAGATGCTCATAGTCATCAATGAATGCTACCTTCTCTATAAGCTCCTGTGTCTTACGTCTATCCTTATCGTTCTTGATAACTCTAACTAACACCTTATCTCCAGTACCACCTTGAGCTTTAGGCATAGCAGACTCTATACCATACTGTCCAGTAGATGTACTATCATACTCATACACTTGATGGTCAATAAGTCTACGCATCCAGTGGTAATCGGTTATTAATTGTTTCACTTCAGTTGGTGTGTACATGTGTTACCTCCAGGTTATTTAATACGTTTATCCCATGCGTCTTTGATCTCTCTAATATCTTCATCCGTTAATTCATTTTCCTTCAATCTCAAAACCACATCGCCATGATCATTGAAGATAATATCTAACAAGTACGATACTTCATATTCCAGTGCATCTATCTTAGAATCTTTCATTGCGTTATATATAAGTGAAACGATTGCGATAGTGCCTAGAAGAATAGTTGCTATAATCCAGTACATCACTTCACATCCTTATCGTAATCACATGGTGTATCTATCTCGTCATTCGCAGATAGTTTAATTAGTATTTCATTCGTAACGTATTTGCTTAGTTCGTATAGGGTAATGATTAATAGTGTTTTAAGTATTCTCATTGGTCACTGTCCTTTCTCCATTTGTTACCTTGCGATAAAGCTCTACTAATTGGACCGTTATTAAAACTAGAAGGTACTACACTTAATAATCCTTTTGGTTTATCTGCCATCTCCAACGCCTCTTCCTTACTCTTTGCCTCAACCACAGTAAACTTTTCATTCTCACGTGCTTTAGTTACATGAGTGAAAGGTGTGCCGGTTGAATCGGTAAGTGTTCTAATTAAATACTGTGTCATTTCCTCAACACTTCCTTAACTTTTTCGAGAATATCTTTCTTACAAGTCTGATTCTTTGATGAACGTTCCATTGATTGTCTTTCCTTTTCTTCCTTTGATTTCGTCGTATGCAAACTGTAAACACTCCTGTAACGTCATTCCATGTTGTTGTGCCAATATAATTAAAGTAACGACTGTATCGCCTATACCGTCTTTTAAATCTTCTAGTTTATTACGTGATAATGCTGCGCCAACTTCGCCTGCTTCTTCATAGAATTTCAATGCTTGTCTATCCGGATTACCATTGTCTAGGTTTTTATCTTTACTCCATTGCTCTACTTGTTTTACTAATTGATCTAGTGTGTTAGTCATTTATTTGTCCTCACCTTCTAATTTATTCTCATACGCCTCATTACTAAGTGGTATCGCTTGTATGCTACTGTCTTTAATTAGCTGTAATTCTGTAAGTAGTTTGGTTACTGTTAGTTCTATTTCATCTTTCATCGTCTGTGAGTTCCTTAATGATATATCCCATAAGCATAAAAAACTCATCGCTTGGTATTTCATCTTTTTGTGGATATAATTCAACTAATTTGTCATACGCCTTAGCCTTGCGATAGACTTCTTGTAGTTCTTTTAATATCTCTTTCTTTTCACTCTCGACCCACACACCTGATAACTTAGCAATTAAATTTTTCATATCATACTCATACGCCATCTAATCACGCTCCTTGAACTTTTCTATAATGTGTTTAGACAACTCTCCTACTATTAGTCCAATTAATAAACTAATTACGATATGCATTATCTACTCACCCTCTTTAATCCCAATATTATCCAACTTCGCTCTAAAATACTTATACGTGCTGCTCGATGGTTTGTTGCCGATGTGCTGGGATATTTCGGATAGAAGCGATTTATATGTTTTAGCTTCATCGTGTGAATCACGCCATCTATAACCTAATCTATCTGCATCCATATTCTTTTTCTTTAGCTCCCGTTCCAACCTACTAACCTTTGCTTTATACCAAGATAGATCGTCGATAAGGCTGTTTCGTTCTGCTATCATCTTGTTATATTGTTCTGATAATTTTTCATAATCTTTAACTGTGCGTATCATTACCATCACTCCTTTATATAATTTCAAATCCTTTTAATTCTCTCTTCAATTCATCTTTATTTTGAATATCAAAGCTCTTTTGAACGCCTCTGGTTTTTATAGTTATTTTGTTAGACTTGTTAATCCACACTTTGAATATTGGCCAATTCTTAATGTTGCATGAATTACCTTCAAAAACTGTGTCATCTTGATAGGTTTCTGTTTCAAAAGGATTGACTTCACTACGTTTTTTAATTTCCACACCAACATCCAAACCGATATTATTTAGCATGTTTTTCAATTCTTTAACTGTCACTCGCCATCACTCCTTTAATTGTACATAAGAGATAAACTCTCACCCGTCTGAATGTAGTACGCATGTTGTAAAAAATAAGGTTTGTAGTCGTTATCGCCTAATAAAGTGCTTTTAGCATTGTTTAATTCAAACACGATAAAATCTTTTACATCGTTTTCATCATTTAGAAATGTCTCGCCTTTCAACACCTCATCAATTCTTTTTAAAGAGCCATCATAAAAGTATTTTCTAGCTTTTTTAATGCTACTTTCAGTTATCCTAACGTCATTGAAAAAGTGTTTCGGTATCACTCGCCATCACTCCTTTATTGATTAGGTAATCCATAACTCATGCACTCATTAAACAGTTCATCTTGTGCTATCCCTTTTTTGAGTTCGTGTATTTTATTACTCACTTCTTCATTACTCATCATCTTTATTTCAGTTTTTGATAACATACCTTCTTCAGATATATCGCTGTCATAATACTGTGCTTGTAATGATTGAACATACTTTACTTGTTTATCTGTAGCCATTTTAATCACTCCTCGTAATTTCGTGTGTTCCATATCTTAACTAACTTATCTACGCTATCTGTTTTAACGTGTAACCATGTAGAAGGTTGTAATTTACATTTAGTGTTAGTACATTCAACTAAAGCTTTGTCGAAACTATAACTTAAATCTGCACGACCTCCACAAAAGGGGCAGGGTTTTAATAATTCCACTCGCCATCACTCCTTTATCCCATTTAAAACTTTCCTGTTATGTGCTTTATCCTCTGGTAACACTGCTACTGTGAAGCTGCGTTGATTAACCGATTTCAAATATCCCCGAAATCCGTAATACTTTAGCAACTGTGCCATTTCCACTGTGTTCATCCCACAAGTCTTATATTTGTATCGTATGTTGATTGTGTCGGATAGGATCATATTACTTTCTCTGCTTCTATTTCAGATATCAATACTTTTTCTGCAACCATGACATTTCCTTCATCTAAGTTACGTTTTTTCAAACTACGCTTATAAGAATCTGTAGCTAAATGTGCTATACTTCGTTCAGTAATACCTAACTTCTCTGCACACTCAGCTTTAGTGCCACCACATACTACTTCATCACCTTTATAAACTACATATTCAAATTGAGGTTTCATTGACATCATATCCACTTCCTATCGCTATATCATAAGTATCATCAATGACTTTCGTGAACTCTCCCATTTCAATGACTGCTTGAGGCTCGCCATCGTTGTATATTAATTCTTTAACTATGCCGTATTCCGATAACTGACCACCTGGTTTGATAAACCAAACTGTGTAACCTATATCTAATTGATCTATACGCATCTATTCAGCCACCTTTTTAGGAAATATGTCGTTTTCACATAAATGCTTAAACCACTTACTACTCACTCTATGTTTCTCAATCATCTGTAAACGTTCTTGCTCTTTACGTTGTTTAGCGTCTTCTCTAGCTTTTCTGCGTTCCTCACGTTCTCTATCTTCCTTTGCAAGCCTTATCAATGCTCTATCGTAATGTTCGTCCACATCTTTGATTAAATTTGTACCTACTCTTAATCTTGAATCTAAATCTCTAAACGATAACCCTTGTTCTTTCATGTCATTGATTGCTTCTTCACTTAAAAATGCAACTTTCCCACTCGCTGCAATACGTGCTTTAAATTGTCCGTCTTTAATCACATACCGTTTATTTAATCTGATTGCATCTTTAACATCCCAACCAGCATCGATTCTACTTTGCGCAATTTGCAATGGTGTTCCTTCATCTTTCATTTTCTGAATATCTTCATCTGTTAATTGATAACTACCGTTATTCGTATAAAGGTATTTATCTTTTGCTACTTTAACCATCCTTCTCGTCCTCCTAATAATCCTTAACTTGTACATCTGATACTTTTCTGAATTTAATATCTTCAAATCCTAGTAACTCTGGGTTATTTTTATATTTCTCAGCTACTTTATCTGCTTCACTGTTACTTATTTCTTCTAAGTCGTAATTGTCTGCCACAGGTACTGTTACTTCCTGTTCAATTTCCACTTTGATTTGTAGTGTGATTGTTTGTTCCATTGGAATCACTTCGCTTTCTTGCGTTCTCGTCTAGCCTTAATTAAATCTTCATACGTTATCCAATCCTTGCCAGTGTACTTAGGCGCTTTACATATCCACGTTAGCGTCACATCTTGATACAAGTATCTGAATAGCTTAGCTTTCAATTTAGCTGTGTCTGTAGCCATTCCTTTTACATCTATGACTTCGACCAACTTATTCTCATTCCATAGTGCAAAGTCTGCGATGTATTCAGCTTTTCGCTGCTTACCTATTTTAGGTATTAGTTCGTATCTTGGTTGCACTTCTATTTCATCGAATCCATCTATATGCAATCGATTTTCTAAATGTTTGTAATACTCACATTCGACTGTGCTATCAAACACAATCCCTTTATATTCAACTTTCTTAGCGTTGTACTTACTCATTCCGTCACTCCTACAGATCAAATATATTTAACTGCGAGCCTAACTCTTGTTCGTAAAATAAATTGTGTACTGATTTGAAATGCAATAATTCTTCGTCGGTCATTATCTTTTCGTGCTGTCCGAAATAAGCACCGGTAAAATTATTAACATTATTTGTTCCATCACCCATTGGCACTACCGAAACTACTTTTTTATCATCATCTCGATACAAATAATATTGTTTAGTCATTTACATTCACACCTCTATATTCTTTGAATATCGTTTCCTTATTTTCGTCATAATTATCAAAGGGCGTCAGACGCTCATTTCCGAGCAATCTCTTAATTGCATAACCTACTTCAAGTAAGCATAATTGAACGTCTGTATCGTCCTTATATGTCGTCCTGTATAGATATCCAAGTAATTGTTGAAATTGTCCTATAGTCATGTGAAAAACCTCTGCGTTTTCTTATAAAATTCGAACTCAATCACACCAGTTTCACCGTCTTTGTTTTTGGCTATATTACATTCAACAATTGACTTACCAGATTCATCATCTTCTTGTTCGTAGTAATCATCTCTGTACAGCATCATTGCCATACTTGCGTCAGCTTCAATACCACCGGATTCTTTCATATCAGATAACATTGGACGTTTATCATTTCGAGATTCAACACCACGATTTAATTGTGAAAGTACGACTATAATTGCGCCTGTTTCGTTCGCTATGATTTTCAAGTCACGTGATATCTTTTCAACTGCAACTCGTCTATCAACATTCGTATCTGTTTCCATAAGCTGTAAGTAATCAATGAATATAACTTGTGGCTTATCGCTATGTTTCATTGCTTGAGATCTAATGTCTTGAGGTGTTGTTGTACTATCATCATTAATATTGATACCTAATTTAAGAATTTGGTCTACTGCACCTGTTAATTGAGTTAATTCATCTGGTGTTAGGTCTTGTACATTCTTAATGCGATTCAACTCAATGCCTGTGATAGTTGCTAACAGTCTTTGCAATACGTTTTTACCTGTTGTTTCGATACTAAAGAATGATGTTTGGTGTCCTTGCTTGGCTATGTTCCATAACATGTTTAAAGCAAAGCCAGTTTTCCCAACACTAGGTCGTGCTGCAATAACTATTAATTGGCTTGGTTCAAATCCTCCAATCTTATAATCCATAAGTTGATACTTTGTTTTCACTCGTTCTACTGGTTCGTCACTATACAAATCTTCAACTAACTGCTTAGCATAGCGTTGCGTACCATCTTCTTTTTTAGTTGCGATACTCGTTAAATCTTTAAGTTGTTCCACCATTTCATTAAATGTTTCTGGTGTAGCAGATTGTTTGAAGTCATCAGCAAGTTGGTTTGCTTTAATGATTTGATAATTCTGTAATAAATCTTGTTGGTATCTTTCAAAGAATCCGTAACCAATAAAATCTGTTTTGTATAGTTGACCAATTACATCATTGTTTAGAAATTCTTTATCCTTAATACTTTTCAGATATATCTCATTCAAATCAACTTTGCCTTGATCTAGCACATATTCCATGAATCCTTTAAAATGTTCGTTTTGGAACATATAAGGCTTTACTCTTAGCTTCTCTAACAGATCAGGTTTCTGTAATAGGCTGGCAATGACTGTACTTTCAATTTCATATTGCTCATTAATCAATGTCATCACCTCTATCAAATTCTGCTACCTTACGTCTGAATTGTTCTAACGCCTGTTTACGTTGTTTAACGTACTCTGGGTCGTTATCCATCTTCCATCTATGCAACTTAGTTTCTTGATCTGGTTCATCGTCTTTAAATGTCTTAGGAAACTTTCGCATGATATTAGGTATTTTAGGTGGATAGACGTTTCCATCTTTTATATATTTCTTAGCCATCTTCATTGATGGTTCGTAATCGCCATCTTCACACAAGAAGTTAATCCACAAATTGAATTTGGTATCGTTCAATTCCATGTTGTATACATTGGCTAACATCTCAATGATTTCGAAAGCTTCTTTTTTAGTCATTGACATGGTTTATCCTCCCATTAATTCTTGACGTTTCCTTTCGAGGAAGTTGTCTGATTCTTTTTTAGGTTGCTTACGTTTTTTAAGCTCTACTTTAGCCTTAGCTTTTTCTACCGTATCTATGCCTTCTTTATTCCAATTTTTTAATATAGATATTAGGTAAGGTATTCCTTTGTTCTTTTCTTTACAGTAATCAACAGCTATCTTAGTTATTTCATAAGCATCATCTTTTATTAGATTGATCTCGTATTCTAGGTTTTCAATTTGTAATGGATTACTTATCATTTCTAATTCTTTAGTTATATATTTAAATGTTTCGTCAACGTCTAGACTCTCTGTAGAAGTCTCTGTGTAGTCTATGGTATTGGTTTGCTCATTTTGAGCATCTCCATTTGCTCTTTTTGACTCATTCGTTTGCTCATTTTGAGCAACTCGTTTGCTCACACCTTCTAAAGTTAGATAATTGATTGAATACCATTTAGTTTTATCAAAACCAGCTTTATTGAAATTACCTGTATAAAGTAAATCTTGCTTCTCTAAGCTTGATATTGTTCGCCTCACTGTAACGTTACTCCAAAAAGGGAATTGTTCTTCCCAACTTTTGTAACTGTTGTATATCCACTTCTTACCTTCATGTGAATGTTTACTTGTATTCAACCAGTAATGCATTTGTTGAAGTATGATTGCTTCATTTAATCCAATTTGTTCTGCCAATTTAGGCAGCACTTGTATTGGATAATCATCTATTAATAACTTACTCACTTGTAGCACCTTCTTTAAGTGCCTTGACTTTTTCTGGTATCTCCCAGTTATCGATAAATTCTTTGAGTTCATCAGTTATAGGTACTTCGTTGAGGACGGCATCAGCGCCATATAGATAGATAACGCATTTGTTGTATATCAGAGCGCATTTTTCTTTACTATTTGATCGTCCAAAATAAACACATTTGTTTGTAACAAACTTTACAGAAATGTAACCATTTTTATTTTTGCTTACACCTCTATAGCCAGTTTTGTTTCTCTGATTTTGAAAGTTTTTGTTTGTATTATAATTTCTTGTTGGTGCGCTATTTTCCGACCCGATGTGGTTTATATAACCATTACCATCCCAATACTCCAGTACCGCTTTATTGTATGCGTTTGCTGCTTCATCTTCTCTTGTGAATGTTCCTAAATGCTTTTTCTTTCCATTCACAAAAATAGACGATGTCCACTTTTGTTCGTTTTTATTAAAAGACACACCTTTATACTTACTACTCTTATTTCTTGCAGCCCTTGCCCACTTACCTTTGCTTCCAAAAATTGTTAAGTTTTGTTTTGTAAAGTCGTTATTTTTTTTAATTTGAAAACCGTCTTGTAAAATTAAAGAAATTAGACTTAATACTTCTCTCTTTGATTTTGTTGTACATATATATCTTGTATTACCAACAAAATCTTTATACCAAAGATACTGATTCACTTTTTCATAATCTTCATCATCTACAAATATTTCTTCACCATCTTGTAAATAAATACTTTTAACCATCTACTTTTACTCCTTTCAACATCTTATTGAGCTTGTCGTCTACATCCACCCAGCTATCAGTTAAATGATATTTACTATTGAAGCTATCCATACCAATCGTGTGCTGCTCTCTATGATGGTTCGAACACAATGCAAGCACCTTATTACCAAGATGTTCTATCTTGCGTCTGTTACGCCCTCTACCTACCGCTTGATAATGTGCAAGTTCTGCATGTTTCCCACAAATAACACATTTCCTATTGATAGTAGCCATGTATAAGAATGTTCTATCATTCTTGATGAGGTCACTTGTTTTAAATCTAAGTGGTATATCATTTTCAAATATCCATTCAATAATTACATCTATTAATTCGCCAGCTTGTTTACGTGTACAGTCGCTTAATGAAATGCGTTTATCATAGCCATTTAGAAACGTTACATAGTCTTGGAACATTTCCCTTAACCAGTCACGAGGTTGCCCTGTATGAGCTTCTATGTCGTTTACAAGTGCGAACACTTTTCTACGTTGCTTATCGGTTATTTTGTATGGATCTGTGATGCTTACTTCACACTCAACTTCTAATCCGTTATCTAATAATAAGAAGTCTTTATTTTCTAATGTCACACCCTCGATGACAGCTGTTATTGTGCCGTCATCTTGTTGGATGTAGTTTTTAATTATTGGCATTTAATCACCTTTTTACATTGTGTAAAATTAAAATGGCAAATCATCATCTGTAATATCAATTGGTCCATTAGGATTAGCAAACGGATTATCTTTAGCAGGTGCTTGTTGCGGGTTAGCTTGCCCGCTTTGCTGTTGAGATTGTCCTTTTGATTGTGATTTAGGTTCTAAGAATTGAACACTATCTGCTACAACTTCAGTAACGAAAACACGTTGTCCTTCTTTGTTGTCATAAGTTCTTGATTGAATACGACCATCAACTCCAGCTAAATTACCTTTATTCAAGTGATTATTAACGTTTTCAGCTTGTTTGCGGAACGTTACAACGTTAATGAAGTCTGCTTCTTGTTCTCCATTTTTATTTTTAAATGGGCGGTTACATGCTAATGTGAAGTTTGCAATACTTATCCCACTTGGTGTAGTTCTGAATTCTGGGTCCTTTGTTAAACGTCCTACTCCAACAAATCTATTTATCATCTTTATCATCCTTATCTAATTGTTTTAATCCTGCATCTAATTTCACATGTGCATTTGCTATTTCTTTTTGCGATACTTTGTTGATGTTAGAAATTCCAAGCCAACGCATCGTTTTATCTAAATTTGCGTCTTTACCCTTTTCTTGTGAGATAGTTACAAATTGATTTATTTTTTCTTCCAATTCTGTAATGTCGTTATTACTAGCACTCGGCACTTCTTCTCCGTTGTAAATGTAAAGACCGAGACCGTGTAATGCAGCAGCTTTAACGAAACATCTTTTCTGCGCTTTGTTGATATCGAATGGAGTTGCACTACCTTTTGCTAGTGCTTTATTACGAAAATCTAATACCGGTAACCATTCTGTCTCTGTTTGACCCTTAACAGTTACTGACGTTTGTATAAAATATCCTTCTGGCGTAGCGAGATATGGCACGAAGTAGTCATCCCTATTTACATCTGGATGTGGAAACTCGTGATATTTTGTTGTGAATGTTGGGTCTATTTTCTTAAGCTCTTGATGCGCGTAAGACCATGCTAGATAAGTTAATCCGTTTTTCTTTTCGACATGATCGTTCACATCTTTTGAATTAAGTTGTTGAAATAATGTTTGTTCAGTCATCTTGTACCTCCTTCAATTGATCTACACTGTATGTTTTATAAGATTTTTTTGTCACTGTAGTTTCTGTTTCAATAAGATGTTCTTCCCATTGAATGTTTATTTCTTCTAATCCTGTTAAACGCCTAGCATTTCTACGCTGAATGTTGTAAGTTGCATCTTCTGGATGGTTAGGTTTATTTGTTATATATCTACGTTTTCCGTCTTGTTCTTTGATTAGATAAGCTACTTCTTTTGTTTCGTATTCTTCTGCCATTTGACGAAACACCTCAATTCCGTGTATATTTAATTTGTATATTTTGTAAATCTTCCGACTGTTAGGCATTGGCGTGCTTATCAGTCTTTTTTTCTGCGTAATAGCTATTCCAAAATGCGTAACTACCAATGAAACTTAAAACACTAATTACTAAACTGTAATGAAAGTCGAATGTGATAAGTGCAAACAACATTGTGAATAGTATTGCTGTTGACCATGCTAAAATGTGCTTCATGTTAATCCTCCTTTAATTGAATATTTCTGCGAAATTATCTTTTAAAAATTTCTGCATTGGCTCTCTGTTGAATGCCCACTTACCACCCTCTGGATAATAAACAAAATGTTTTAGTTGCTTAATGTACTTGGGATTGTCTAATATATTTTTCATTAACCATTGATATCCAAATCCTGTTTCGTCTATCAAATCTTGCATTGACCACCAAACCGGCTTCTCTTTATCTTGTAACTCGTTGTATTCTTCACGAGTGATCAATACATATTCTTCCGGAATTGTTACTGTAAGTTGAGTCATGAAGATCACTCCTTTGCTTAACCTAATTTTTCTAATATGTTGAAATCACCATGTCTTGAAGCAGTATCAATTTGACTATCTGTAAGTCTTTTATAGTTTCTAGGTAAATCATCAAGTGTTAAATTTTCTACAAAAGCGATAGCTTCTTCTCCGTCAACACGTCTTACTTGGTTATATTTGTTAACCTCATATCTCTTTTTGATAACTGTGAATATACCTCTTATAAGGTGACCATATTTTTTAGAATACAATTCTTGAGATACCTCTTGTCCAAAATATTCTCTAGTGAATTGATGACCTTTCCTAGAACAAAAAGCGTGTAATCTATCAGCTTGTGGTCCAGTTAAAGGTACTGTATTTTTAAAATTGTCAAATTCTTCTCGTATTTCGTCGTACAATCCTCTGAATTCGCTTTTCATTTCTGTGAGTTCGTTGTACATTTGATAAATCGAATTGGCTTGTGCTACCATTTGTTCCATTTGAGCTCTATTTAAATCTACTACTTGGTTAGACATCTATAACATCTCCTTGATTAATTTGTTTTTGTAGTCGGCTTGCCATATCCGATAAGTCATTAATAATTTTTTCTATTGGCTTCCTCGCGTAATCGTTATCGATAATATCTTTTGAAAACGCTAGATAACATAACGGAGCAACTTCTCGGATAACTTTCTCGCTGCCTTTTACTAGATCGTAAATTTCTTTTTGCGCTTTTAATCTTTGTTGTCCTTCGTTGAGTTTTGTGTTCATGCTATTAATGGCTTTATTCAATTCATCGTATTTTGCAGACTTTTCATCTGTTTCAGAACGTTCATGTTTCAACTTTTCAATATCTGAAGTTAATTTCTTGTTGTGGTTTGATATTTCGTTAAGGTAGTTATTAAGTTGCTTATTACTTTCTTTTAACTCTTGATAATCCTCTGGTTCCATGTAACGCTCAATAACTTCCGGTTCTTTATTTTCTGCATCTTCTAATTGTTTAAGTGCGATTGATTCAGAACGTTGAGCTTGTTCAAGTTGCGATTCGAGTTGTGATTTTTCTTCGTCACGTTGTTTGAGTTGTTTCTTCAACTCTCGCAACTCTCGAACAGTCATTTCATCTGGTGTTTTGGTTTCGCCTTTTGAGGTTGTATGCTCTTTTTTACGTTCTAGTTCAGGTAAAGTTGCTATTTGGTATAGTGCTTCCACACCTAAAGTGTTCGACGTCGAACGATTTGAAAACTCATTTGAAACCTTTATAAATTTTCTCGCTTGAGAGTCATTTAAATTCACTGTTTCAAGCCAATTCGACCATTCTCCATGAGCCAAATCATTCTCTTTCACATGCTTTAATCTGCGACCAATTTCGAATATCGATTGCCCTGCAATGTTTTGATAACTTTTAATTTCAGTTTCAATAGTTGTTAAGTCATCGCTTAGTTGTAATTCATTCAACTAATTTTCCTCCTTTTATTATTTCGGTTTTTCCGAAGTGTTGTCTAAAAAAATATTCTCCACTCGGATTTCTAACGCATTAGCTATTTTCTTTATAGTTCGATAATTTGCGTTGTTTAAATTCTCAACGTCTTTTTCGAAGCTATAAATTGTTCTTTCTGTAACGCCAGACTTTCTTGCTAATTCAACTTTTGAATAACCACGAAGTCCACGCCACTGTTGTAAAGTTAACACTGTGTTGTCATTCATTACTAAACCTCCTCTCAATCAACTAAACCTATCTTACCACTTCAGTTTTTCCGAAGTCAAGACTTTTGATACATTTTTTCCGAAAAATAATTTCGGTTTTTCTGTTGTACATTTCCGATTTTTGTGTATAATATAGGTAGAAACTATTTAGGAGGTAGGAAAAATGTTTAGCCAAAACTTAAAATACTTGAGAAATAAACACGATATGGAACAAATTGATCTTGCACATAAACTTGGTAAGAAAAGCGCATCTAGTATTAGTGAATGGGAAAAAGGGAAATACACTCCTAAATTAAAAACTCTCTCAGAAATCGCAACAATATTTAATGTAAGTATTGATGATTTAATGGATGTAGATTTATCGACTATGAAAGAAGAAAAGAAACAGACTAACTCTTTCAAAACAATCGCTGCACATTTAGATGGCGAATTAACTGAAGATGAATGGCAAGAAATATTAGATTATGCAGAATATATAAAAAGTAAGCGTAAAAAATAAGGGGTGTTTTCATGGGGAGTTATGAAAAACTGTTATCAGAATACGAAGATGAAATCATAATTGAAGAAACCAAGTTAAAAAAAGGGCTTGCTGGTCTTTATTTAGGTGAAGTTATACTCATTGAAAAACGCTTAAATTCTGTAAAAAAATTAGAAACTTTATATGAAGAATTGGCGCATCATAAAATTACATATGGTGATATACGTGATCAATCCAAAATGTTAAATAGAAAATTTGAATTAAAAGCTAGACGTTTAGGTTGCGAAATGGTTATTACCCTAGATGGTATCATTGATGCTTTTCATGCTGGTGTATGTAACTTACATGAAATGGCATGTCATTTCGAAGTATCAAATAATTACGTTTTAAAAGCTATTGAACATTACAAAATGAAATATGGCTTAGATGTTTACTATAAGGGATATGTAATTAAATTTGAACCTTTACAAGTGTTCGAACATTATAATTGGGAATAAAGGAGAAAAGTGAAATGAAACAAAAGTTTTGGAATATATTTAACAATTCAGAGTATGCAGGCACAGTAATAGATTTTGAATCTGATTGTATTCCTACAATCGACAAAAGTGTATTTATGTCCGGTGGAGTAATGATAACGTTAGACTCTATTTTGATAGTAACTAGGAAAAAGATTTATGAATTCAAAATCAATGAATTAGACGGGTTCAAATTCCATAACAAACTTTTAGAAAAAGGAGTGATCCTACACAGTTGGAAAGATGAAATTGATATAAAAATTAATTTTAACGATGAAAGAGATAGAAAATACTTCTTCGAACAATTCCAAGAAACATTTGAACGTTTGAAATTGGATTTCGAGAATGAACACGGAAGTATAGATGATGAAAATGGGAATGATGATTACAAAGAAGAAAGAAATACCCATAGCAAGTTACCGTACGAAGAATTAAAACAATTAAAAGAATTGTTAGATATGGGTGCAATAACGCAAGATGAATTCGATATCAAGAAAAAGGAATTATTGAATCTATAATTTTTGGGTAGTTCGTCTACCCTTATTATTTTTTACTTTTTTTAGGAGGAATGTACTATGACAGTGAAAAAGCAAGGTAATAAATGGAGATATGACTTTGTATTAAATGGCAAACGTTATAGAAAATCTGGGTTTACCAAAAAGGTAGATGCAACTATAGCAATGAATGAAGCTTTCGAAAAAGCTAACAAAGGGTTTGCACAAGATGATAAAACACCGTTTATAAAATATTTTAATTCATGGATAGAAATTCACAAAGAGCCCTACTTAACACCTAAATCAGTGAAAACATACTATAATGCGAAGAATGTGTTTGAAGAACATCTGGGTAATTTACCGTTAAAAGATTTAACTAAAACAAAATACCAAGAATTAATTAACTTATATGCAAGCACAAGAACTACTGAATCAGTTAGGAAATTAAATTATTGTTTACGTTCAGCAATACAAGATGCGTTACACGAGGGTATTATTTATAAAGACCCTACTTATAAAGTTAATATAAAAGGTGCAGTTAAAGAACAACCAGAAGAAGATAAATTCATGCAGTTAGAATATTTTTATAAGTTGAAAGAATATGCGAAAAGTCAAAATAAATTGTCTTACCTATTCATATATTTAGCAATAGTTACTGGTGCTAGATTTAGTGAAATACAAAAGATGCGTTATAAGGATTTTGATTTAGAAAATGAAACAGTTCATATTAGAGGTACTAAAAATGCCACATCAGATCGTGTCATAAAAATATCACGTGAAGATATCAAACATGTTCGACAAGTGTTAAACGACTTCCCTATTAATTTAGATGGAGATATATTCAGAACAGGTGCATCACTTATCACACACAATGCAGTATCTAAAGTGTTACAACGTTTCTGTTTGAATAACAAGCTAGGTAATTACACGTTACACAGTATACGTCATACACATTGCTCAATGTTAATACACGAAGGTATATCAATATATTATATTTCAAAACGTTTAGGTCACGCAGATATTACTACTACCCTATCGACTTATAGCCATTTATTAGAAGAAAGTCAAAAACAAGAAGAAAGTAAAACGCTAGAAGCCTTGCGTAGCATGTGATAGAGAGATTTCATGTCAACGAACACTTAATTTTGACATGAGTTTTATTATTTTTTACGCCAATTTGACATGGTGTTGTCATAAATTATATAAAGTAATACAAAATAAAAACACCGAACCCTATTATATCAAGGTTTGCGATGTCTCAAGAAAGCTCATAATATGTAAAAAACGGAGAGTGAGGGATT